AGGGCTTTTCTTTGATTATTTTAGCAATTTCTCCAATATTAGCACCAGAAATCGCATAAAAGTCGATTAAATGTATCTCGTTACGCACGACTTGATACCACCAGATTGCGGTGTCATCTCTATATCCTAAGTCCCAGGCGGTGTGAACAGGTAGGTGAGGGTCATAAGCTACGTTGGTAACTCGTCCCTCATCCTCTGCAACTCTCAGGTCTACACCGTAATACGCCCCCAAAATAGCTGCTTCAAACGAGCATTCGTATTCTTGTAGGTATTGATCTTCACTAATCTGCGCTCTTGCAGCACTAAGTTCTGTACTTGGTAACAACCCTGATTCTGACGCCGTGAGCTTTAGACAGAACCACTCACCCTCGCTTTTGTTAGCTTGGTCATAGATTTGCCAGAACTGGTTTTTGCCCTTGGGTGTACCCGCAAAGACTGCCCAGCCCTGTTTGTCAGATAAAGTCGGGCGAATGACGTTACCCCATACGCTAGGTCTGAAGTCACCGTACTCGTCCATAAAGACACCAGAGAAGCCTAGTCCTCGCATAGCGTCAGCATTGTCTGCACCGAACAGACGTATCTTTGCACCCGTTACTAGCTCAACGGTCAATTCTGCTTCGTTTGAGCTTTTGAGTACAGGTGCAGCAAAGTGTTTGAGGTAGTCCCAAGCAACAGACTTGGCTTGACTACGGTATGGTGCTATGTACGCATAGAGAGGATACTCGTCCTTGCTCATCAATGCAGCACGAACAATGTCATTGATAGCTGCTACCGTCTTTCCTGCTCGTCTGTGAGCAACAAGACAAGCCCACCTTTGTGTTCGCCTATGAAACGTCTTAAACGCTGTCCTAGGCGAATATGGGAGGGTTATTTCTCTGCCCACTTAACCACCAAGTCACGACCATCAAAGCCAGCAATCTCATGGCGGTCAGTTTCCTTCCATCTGGCCCTAGTCTTTAGCCAAAAGATAGCCGCAGCGGTATTGCCGTTCTTAGCCTGTTGAAACAAAGTACCAGCAATAGCTGAGTTAGCGTCAATCCTTCCCTCGTCTAGCTCGTCTTGGTAATACTTTGTAAGCGTGTCAGCAGAAATCTTAAGGCGCAGAGCAATATCCTCATGCGTAACACCAAGCGCAGACAGCCTTTTAGCTGTGTCTTGGTACTCTTTTGTCACTTTGTGAGCTGGTCTACCTTTCTCAGCCATTTTATAACTCCGCTAAAACTGCTTGTTTGCCAGTAAAGTTTTCCCAACGCTTTACTATTACGTCACAGTAGTGAGGCTCAAACTCCATCATGTAGCATTGTCGGCCTGTCTTTTCACACGCAATTAAAGTCGAGCCTGACCCACCAAATAAATCTAAGACGGTCTTAATCGTTTTAAAATAATCAAATGACCATTCAGCCAAAGCAACAGGTTTTTGTGTTGGGTGAACACGCTTTTGACCATGCTCTGAACCTTTGATTAAACCCTTCCACAAATGTCTAAATATGCGAACAGATGACCAAGTTGATTTAACCCAAGCTAACTCACAGTCTGATTGAGTGTCTTTTTGTTTTTCCTCTACTCTTTTATCCCAAACAAACCAATTGTTTGATTGTGGCAGCGCATGGCAATAATAGTTAGCTCCCCACCAAACTTGCCTTGGAATCTGTAAAACACCTTCAACTATTTGATACGCTTCCACAGCGTAATCAATTGTGTCATCTTTAAAATCTTTTAAATTATTTCCTTGAGTTAAACCACCTCGTTTGGATCTATCACCTTTTTCATTAATCCCGTATGGTGGATCGGTATAACAAAGATCAATCTTAGCGTTATTAACAAGTTTCTCAACAGCGTCAATGCTTGTGCTGTCCCCACACATAAGCCTGTGATTGCCTAGTATCCAAACGTCACCCAACTTAGTAATCGGCTCTGGCGGAGGTTCTGGCACTTCGTCCTCGTCCGTCAGCCCATCCGTTACTTCTATTGGATTTAGCAAAGCGTTTAGCTCATCAGCGTCAAAGCCTAATATCTCTAAGCTAAACTTATCCTCTAACAATTCGTTAAGCTCAATAGTTAACAAGTTGTTATCCCACCCTGCATTTAGTGCAAGGCGGTTATCTGCAATGATGTAGGCTTTCTTTTGGGTAGCGGTCAGGTCTTTTAGCTCTATAACTGGCACTTCAGTCATGCCTAGCTTTCTAGCGGCCATTAGCCTGCCGTGACCCGCTATGATCCCATGCTCCCCATCCACTAAGATAGGGTTTGTCCAGCCAAACTCTTTAATGCTTGCGGCTATTTGTGCTACTTGTGCATCATCGTGCGTTCTGCTGTTTTTAGCGTAAGGTATTAACACCTCAACTTTAACTTGCTTAATTTCCATATCTTTTCTCAATTGTTGTAGAGCTTTAGATAGGTTAATTATATAGCATTCTTAACGCTTTACCGTCTACGCATCATTTCTAGGTCTTTGTTGCTCATTGCGCCTTGACCCAAGCCTTGCGCCATGTTTGCGGCTGGCATTGGCGCAGACCTTTGCATATTCTGTTGCTGCATATTGCCGCCCAGCATTGGGACAGAACTGTTGTTTTGGTAATTTTGTGGCATTTGACCCATTTGATCCATGCCGCTGTAGGATGGTTGAGCAGCCATTTGTTGCATCATTTGCGTGTCTGCGTTGCTAGATGCACCTTGAAATCCTTGCATTATTTTCTGCATTTGCTGCTGTTGCAGCATTTGTGCCAACTTTTGTGCTTCTGGGTTTTGCACCATGTCATTCATAATTGCACCTATTTTAAGAAGCGTAGTTTGTAAGAAGTCGAATCAATCAATGCAAGTATCTCATCTACGATGTTTTGCAATTGACTGTCCTGCGGTAATTCTTTGCGAATTTCTTGCACAAAGTCACTAAGACTTTTCATATATCGTTTTGGATTAGTCGCAACGTGAAAGTCGCTTGGATAAGTTTTAATCTTATCGTGACAACCTTGATACGCTTCTGTAAAGTTATCCACAAGGTCAGGAATCGCCTCATAATACTTTTGCAACGCCTTATGCTCTGCGTAGCTTTCGGTCTGAAAGTGCATAAAATGCGTATTAGTCGCAGAGTGCAGCAGGGTTGATACAAAAGTAGCTGGATAGTCCATTTACGCCTCGTTTTCAATGGTGGCTACTGTAATTGTACAACCACCACCCTTTTTAATCACCCCCCTGTTGATGTATATGCGGTCAAATTGACTGTCATCGTCAAATAGTCCTGCGTCTTGCAAACTGTCAAACAATGCCTTTAGACGGTTATCTAAGTCAATAGCTCGTTTATCCCTTGGGAAGATGGTAATTGACGCACCTAGACGTTCCTGACCAAACTTAGGTAAGTTGTGCGTTGCAACATACTCTTGTATTGCAATCTTGTATTCCCTACCCCCTGCGGATAGTACGGTTCGCCCCCTAAAGTTACGCCAGTAGGTGTTCATGCTTGGGGGAAGGGGTAGCTCAAGGGTTACAAGCATTTAATCTCCACAAAAACAAGCAATTGTTTCTTCATTTGGGTCAAACAGCCCGGTTTGTTTGTCATTGAACACAAGCATATCGCTGTAACTTGGGTGCGCCTGATTAAATCGTGCGCCAATTTTATTTTCCATGCTTGCCCACCAAACGGCACGTTTTGGGTTGTCACGGACTAAGGAAAGCAAATGATCGGCTTTTTTTAGAAAACACAAATCACAATTGCTTAACAAAGAATTTCCATTGACTGTCACAGTATTTAAATTAAATGGTTGTTTTTCCCAAAAATCTAAAACATCATTGACACCAATTCCTGCTGTAGCTAACGGTGTTTCTTTAATGTCTTTGTTGCCCCGCATTTTTGCTACTCGTCTTGGTTCATCAGCTCTGATGCCAACAAAAGTGACAAAATCTTCAATGCCAATACTTTTAAAATATTTGTCAATTGGAATAATTTTTAATTCTTGAGTACAAAACCTAGCAAATGTGTTTGGTAAGTATTTCTTTTTTTCTATTAACTTTTCAAACGGTTCTCCATTTCTACTTGCGGTGTTGTAATTTACTTGTTTCCACCTGTTTTTTGATTCATCAGCATTTTCATATTCAAGCCAAATTATTGAAATACCCCAATTAACTTCGCAATCATGCACAAACTTTAATGTGACCTCATCTTCTTTTCCCGTATTAGCAAAACAAACAATAGCTTCTTCAGGCAATTTTCCACCATTTGCTTGTAACACTTGATACAACATAAAAGCAGATGTTCGACCACCAGAAAAACTTATGCACGTTGGTTCAGTAATTAAGTACGGGTTCATAATAGTGCCTCAGTCTGTTCAAGCAAATCTTCTTCAGTTACGCCATAACGCTCTGCAAACGCTTTCTTGCCTAGTCCGTGTACGCCAGAGTTACCTGTGTGATGCTCTGGACAAAGCGGTATTACAGGTGCGTTATCACGTTTCATGCCTAACCGTCTGATGTGGTGAATATGTGCGGGAGTTTCACCATACCCAAGATGTCTGCATAGCGCACAACCAAGTTCTGCTAGTTTCTCGTAGTGCTTGCGCTCCGCTTTCTTCACGTTGTCATCCGTTCTAGGTGTCGATTGCTTGCTTGCTCTGTGCGGTACGCTTCAAAGCGCATTTTAGCTGCCTCAAGCCGCCATTTAATCGTTTCTGCAAGTTCTACAGCTTCGCCGATAGCTTTGCATAGGTTTTGATAGTCTTGGTGAGCGTAGGCTTCCCGTTCCTGCGCTCCAATAGCGGTTTCATAGCTTTGTTTCATAAGGATAGCTTTTAGGCTGCTTTTATAGGTTTCAAGCTCTGCGACTTTACCTTTAGCTTTACCGTATTCCGGTGCATTCTTGTAGATGTAATTGATTGATTCGTGCGGGTCAAAGTCCATTGATTTCTCGATTCTTCATGGTTAGTCTGAAAATACTACTGTTGCGTACCGCTAAGATGCGTTTTACATACGACCTTGCAGAGCGTTCTTTCTGCGTCATTTTTTGTATGTTGCGTCTAGCGTCCGGCTTATCACCTAGCGCATAGATTGCACGAATATGTTGTTTACCTAGTATTGCGTGTCTGGTGTAACCGGATATATGTATGCGTTTGCCAAACCTTTTAGATTCGGTCTTTAGCTTGGTCAATCTGCTGCTAATTTGGTCATGCGTCAGGTCTAGCTTTCTACACAACTCTGCTTTAGTCATTGGTTCTTCAGCAAGCAACAACAGAATGCGGTCAGTATTTGAACCCCATGCGTTCATTCTTGTTCCTTGCTTGTTGCTTCCAGAACGCTTTTAATGACCATTGCGGCGTGTTTTGCTAATGGGTAAGGTGTTTCCTTGTCTATCTCGATTAAAGCGTTGTAGGCTATTTTTAACGCATCACGCTCCGTTACTGGTTTTGCTTTAGCTTTTTGCTGCTTTGCTTCTAATAAGTCCCAAGCCTCATCTTCGGTCATAACTAATCTCCTAAGTAGTTTGGCGATTTCTTCTTGCTCTTGGTGCGTAACCCAAGCACCAGCTTCTAGTATTTCAGCGTAGCGAATAGCTGCTTTTTTCATGCAATAAGCTCAATTTTCTTATCGCTTGCCCAAAATAGCTGACCAAACATACCTTGATATTGTTTAGCAAGCGCAAGAGCGTCATAAGTCGGTTGAGTGTTGCGAGGTATTTTGTACACCCGAACAAAGCGCCCCCCATGCTTTAATCCTGTGTCGTGCCTAGCCATGTCTAAAAATTGCATAGACTTTTGGCGCATGATGTTACGCAAATTTGGTTCTGCAATGCCGCTAAGTTGCGACAATTGCCTAATGCTGACCCAATCCGTTTGTTGCTCAAGAATTTCAATTAGTCTTGTTTGGTGTTTTACTCTCATGTTTTGTTGTCCCGTCTGGATAAAAAAGCGTATTGTGTATGCGACTTGGTGCTGATAAGACTGTCATGCTGCCAGTTCGTGTGTGCGTTTTAGGTGTTTTGTATGCAGGTCTGTCAAACTTGTCTATTTTTTCTGGTTTTTTCATTGTGCTTCCGCAACTCGTTGTGCAATGCGTGTTCTAAATTGGGCCATATCCTCACCGGGTCTTGGTTGCATATTTAATTCCCTAGCTTTATCCATCGTAAGCTGCTCAGTAGAGTACCAAGGAAGCGCAGGTTTCTTAGGTGCTTTAGCTTTCATCTCAAGTTCATCAAAATAACGACCTTGGTTTAGCCATGTAGCGGGGTGCGGAATAAACTCTGTATCCGTTTCCTTTAGCTTCCAATACTCAACGTGAGTATCCACAACGTCAAGCGCAAGCTCTTGTTCATCAGGTGGTAGCTTTGCAAACGCTTGCATAGCGGTCTTTTTAGCTACCTTGCGAGGGTATTTGATCCAGAATTGTTCAAAGTCCATGTTTATCCTTTAAGGGGCTTTTGCCCCTCACGTATTTAACTGTTTAACCATTCTTCATAAGTTTTTAAAGGCTGCAAATTATTTGTAATATCTTGGCCTTTGCCGTTATCAGCAAAAGTTAAATAAATTTGATATTCTTGATCGTTAGTGCCACGAACTTTTGTTTGCCAGTTTAAGTTGTTCATAATTTTCTTCCATTAGGTTAGTTGGTATAAAGATATTAAGCTAACTTAACAATGTGTGCAAGCGATAACCAATTATTTTTATAAGTAGTTTCCCTAATGTTTTCTTTTGACATAACTTCCCCAAGGGTGGATAGCTCGTAGTTTCCTACTGCTTTCCTACCTGACCCATATCTTTTAGATACCAGTCCTACACGGAGTTAATGTTCAATCGTATACAGGTCTTGTCCCACCTATGTCCCTGTATCTTGTGCTGTACCCATTTAAGTCAGCGAGGCTTGCTGTCGGGTGTATGACTAGCCTATGTTTACTTCCACGCCACCCATATAGGTGCTTGTTATCGTATGGAGTACGGAAGAAATGGCAACAAAAAAGCCGCTTAAATCTGTGACTTGGTAGCGATCCTTTTTTAAGGGATTCCCTTTCGGGCAAGACACAGACTTAAACGGCTTACATTGACGCTACATCAACGGTTTAATTATGTACTAAATTTTAAACAAAGTAAAGTGGGTTTCGATAAAGCACGATTTCCACTAGAAAATTAAACACACAACCTAAGAATGCAAGTGCCTGCCAAGAAACTTTTATTCTAGGTTGCTTGCGTAAAAATCAGGCGGCTAAGACCTGACACCCACGCTGTAACTCTATCAGACTTATTTTAATTCAGTCCAAATGTCTTGCCATTTAGAGGGAAACATATCTTTACGGTTCATCTTTCCTTCTGTCGCACGTTCCAAACTAGCTGCTAAAAATATTAGTTTGTCTTGCGGTATACCGTTGTTGCGCCATTGAGAAACAGCAGCAAGCGTCACACCACACAACTTAGCAACCTTTGTTGTGCCACCTAATGTTTGGATAATTTCGTTATCATTCATGTAGACATCTTAACATATTTAAGTTGACATACATATTTAGTTGTCTTAATATTCGTATTAGGCAATCACGCCTACAAAGGAAAAAACATGGACGAACAGAAGCAATTTCAAGACGAATACGAACAGCGTTTAGAGGAAGCTCTTAACCAAGTCGAGCAAGGCTACGTTACAGAAGATTACATGACTATCATCCGTCACGCTTGCGGATTACCCAATGCAGCACCTAAAAACCTACTCCCCCTTGTATACAACTTTGATGAAATTTTTGGAGCAACACAATGATTATCACAGGATCAAACTCAGACCGTAAACAGTTTCAAATCGCACCCGCAGGGACGCATCTTGCAAGACTGTATCGGGTCATTGACCTTGGAACGCAAATGCGTGAGTACGAAGGTAAAGTCAACATGAGTCGCAAAGCAAAGTTCTTTTTTGAGCTGCATGGTGAGGACGCTGACGGTAAACCGTTGCTCACATCAGACGGTAAACCCTTGATTCAATCCCGTGAGTACACAGTAAGCCTCAACGAAAAAGCAAACCTACGCCGTGATCTGGAGGCTTGGCGAGGCAAGGCTTTTACTGAGGAAGAACTGAAAGGTTTTGACCTTAAAAACATCCTTGGACACTTTTGCATGGTTAACATTAGCCACCGCCAAAAGGGTGACATGACGTATGCAGACCTTAAAGGCGTTTCTGCTGTGCCTAATATTTATAAAAAACAAGGTTTACCAGAAGGTGTAAACACAACAATGATGTTTAACCTTGACAAATTTGACGAAACTATGTTTGATTCGTTGTCTGAAAACATCAAGGAAACGATTAAAAAGTCACCTGAGTACCGAAGCATAGGTGAGCAATCTAAAGCGTACCAAGAGGCTTCTAGCGGGTCTGTAGCGGATATGGATGATGACGTACCGTTTTAAGGAGCTTATCTTGAGCCAAACTGAGGAAGCTATTTTGATTAGTTGGCGGCTTCAGCAATGGTATGAGGGCATGGTTCTTGACCAGAGAGCCATGCAAGACGTTCAAGACGCTATAAATATGCTCAGACAACTAGCTAAACAGGTAAACAAATGAAAAAAAGTAAAACAACAGAAGCAGAAAAACTTATGACGCAAATTGCAGCTTTAGCAAAATGTTTTTATGACAGCGGAAAAATTGGTCAATTTCAAGCAATCGGTGCAATTGAATCCGCCAAATTTCTGTTTATTCATTTAAACGAATTAACAAGTGAAAACAAAAATGATTGTTAAATCCGAAGAATCTAGTGGTCATTGGTACACGCAGGACGGTAGCCCAGCTTATCGGGTTATCGGTAAAAACGGTGTAGAGCGCAATACACGACTGACTGACGCTAGAGAACGGGGTTTAGTACCTAGCGTTACGACTATCAGCGGTTTGCTTGCAAAGCCCGGTCTAAACAACTGGTTGCAGCAAAACGTCTTGTTAGCTGCGCTGACATTACCCAGAATGGACGGTGAGTCAGAGGAAAACTGGTTGCAGCGTGTGATGTCTGACGCTAAGTCTACAGGACGGGAAGCAGCAGACAGAGGAACTCGACTGCATGGGGTGCTTGAGAGCTTTTATGAGGGAAAGCTGATTGAGTTTCCTAACTACGTCTACAGGGTGCATTCTGCGCTTGAGAGTCACTTTGGCCCTGCCAATTGGGAAGCAGAGCGCAGCTTTAGCTTTGGTGGATACGGTGGAAAGGTTGACCTTATAGCTGAAAACATCGTTGTAGACTTCAAAAGCAAAGAGGGTGATTTGAGTAAGATTACCCCTTACCATGAACAAATTATGCAGCTTGCAGCTTATAGGATGGGTCTAGGCAAGCCTACAGCACGATGTGCAAACGTCTACTTTACTGAATCTGGTGACGTTCGACTGATTGAGCATTCAGAGCAAGATTTATTTGACGCTTGGGAGTGTTTTCAGTATCTTCTTGCTTTCTACAAAAAGAAGAACAACATATAATCAAATGGCGGGGAACGCTGGTGTCCCTCCCTCCTTAGTCCG